GTATTCGCTTATTATCTGTGAACGGCTTATAAAGTCATCCGGCAGTTGAACCTTGTAATACGGCTTGAAGTCGGGCACCTTGTCGGCAGATGGGTACTTATACGGCGATAGCGCCCTGTTATTGTGCCGGAAGTAATAACTCCCGGTTATGGTCATGGTCACGTTGCCGCCGCTTGCATTTAGTATGCCTTTAAGCGGATAAAATGCCGATGTGCCTTCGGGTACGGTTATGTTGATAGTGCCGTTAAATTCGGTTTCCTCACCGCCGTTGAATGTGTATTTACCGCTTAAAGGTGAGCCGTTCTCGGTAAATGTTATGGTGCAATCACCGTCAACCTCGATATAGAAGCAATATGCGCCGTTCGCCGAATATTCCTGTGTCTCGCCATTGTTTTCAATTATTTTGCCAAAAACTGCTATATCGCCTAAAAGGTTCTTTTTTCTCACACAGGATATTTCAAAAGACTTCTTCTTGCCTGCTATCTTCGCCATCCTGCGGCTCCATATGTCGAGCAATAGCGGCGCTTTGGCTTCGTATTCCGCAACATCGTCCGGGTTGAGTGCGCCTGTTTCTGAAATTTCGTCCATGACGGCCATTGCCCTTTCAAATAGTTCTTGACCTGTGTATGCCATAAAATCACCCTCTTTCGGGCAAAATAGAGGGCAGGAGATTATTCCCCTGCCCCTTCCGCTTCTTCAATTTTCTTTAAGAGTGTTTCGCGCTTCATACTGTGGGCGTTCCGTATGCCAAACTCTTTGGCTTTTGCCAAGAGTTCGGCTGTGTCGTCGGGTTCCTTCTCAGGTTCCTTTGCGGCTTCCTGTTTTAGTTCGTCGGGTTTTTCATCCGTTACAGGGACAAATCCGTACCTCTCGTACAGGTTGAAGGTGTTTTCATCTTTGGATTCGATAATTAAATCGCCTTTTTTAAATTTCATGCTATCTCTCCTTGTTAAAAGGATTCAGGGGGCACAATAGCCCCCTGTTATGCGGTTTTGTGTACGAAAATAGCGTCCTTCTTGGCGTTAAGCACGAAGCAGTCATAAATGATTCTGCCCTCGATGAGATAGCCATTTATTCCGGGAGGATTGTTGTGGGTCTTGTAGTCCTCCAGCTTCTTCGGCGATACGCTGCACCTTGGCCAGATAAGCAGGAACGCCGTATTGCTCGGGAAGTACGAGGACGGTATCTTGATAATTTTGACTCCGTCAACTTCGCCAACCTGCCCGTTGATGAGCATTTTTTGCGCCATGTCGGAAGCCTTGATAAAGGTATCGTCCTGCTTCAGGAAGTTGTAGTAAGCCGGGGTTACGAAGCAGATGCGCCCGGTCTGCGGTACTTTTGCTTCGTCAAGAGCCTCCTGTGCGGCCAAGAACTTCTCATACGCATTGGTAGCGTTAACTGCGGCCGTGGCGGTTTTCCCATTAGCGATGGCTGCCGTAGACCAAGCTGAAATGCGGTACGCGTCGATTTCGGGGACGACAACCTCCTTAATCTGCCTTGCCAGAGCTTTCCCTGCTTCCTTGACCATCAACTGTTCGGTGTAGTTGCCGCGGTCAATGGTGAAAGTGAAAGCCCGGTCTTTTGACAGGATATAGTCCGTCTTGGTGTCGCCAAGCTCCGTCGGCGTTCCGTATCTGCTGGTTCCTGTCCTGGTATAGTCGCCCATTGCCACGGTATCAATGTTGTAAACCGTGACGGTCTTAACGCCATTCCAGTCGTAGTCTTTATTAAGTCCAATGTTTTCAGTCACGGACAAGAGCGAAAAACGCTCGTCTACCTTTTTACTGTACTTTGATGCAAGATTAACTGACATATTTCATCATCCTTTCTTATCAAATTTCATCATCAAAACCTTCTTCAAATGGGTCTTTTGGTTTACCTGCCGAACCGATATCCCTTGCGCTTCCTGTTGAGCTTGCGGCGTTGGCTTGGTTAGCCTGCTGGTTTTGCTGCTGCTGCTGGAACTTCGCCATTTCCGCTTTCAACTTTTGGTTTTCATAGCGGATATAGGCATCAAGCAGGTTACGTCCTTCCTTGACTTCCTTCCACACTTCAACGGGAACATCTTCGGGCTTCACATCAGGGTAAGCTTCCAGGAATTCAAGGTACATTTTCTGTTCCTTTTCCTTCTGCTCCCTCTGCTGTTTTTCCGTGAGGTATTGCTGCATGATTTTGTCGTGTTCAAGAAGTTTCCGGGCGTATTCCTCAGGGATGTTCTTCTGGATAAGTTCATTGAGTTTCTGCTGTTCCCTGAATTTGCGGTCATTCTCTATTAACTGGTCAATACTCATGCCGCTTTCCTGGGCTATCTGTTCAAGGTAGGACAAATACGGATTGCTCTTTAGTTCCTGCTCGAAACGCTGTTTTTCACGGGCAAGACGTTCCTGAACGATTCTGTTGACTTCCTCTTGCCTGAACAAGCGTTCCTGCCTTTCCTGCGGTGTTTCCTGTGGTGTCTCCTGAGTTGCCGCCTGTCCTTCCAGGGTGGCGTTACCCGTATCTGCCGCCGGTTCGGAAGAATTCTGCTGTCCTTCGCCGCCTGCCGTCGCAGCATCATCATCCGGCAGAATAACATCATCGTTGAGAATCAAATCTTCTGGCATGATAAAACCTCCTCAGTTTTTGCGGTCATGGTGGACCTAAATTTCCGTGTTTTCGCAAAGCCCGAAAGCACGTAAAAGGGCATAAGAAAAGCGCCCTTTCGGACGCTCAATTAACTTTGCGTTTTATAACTTTGTATTTGGTTGCTTTGTTTAAGTCGTATCCCCCAAAGTCGTCACACTTTGGGTTTATGCAGACAAGCTTCAATTCTTGATATACTTCCGTTGAGCCCTCTTCGCTGACAAATCTACTGCCGGCAATCATCATCTTACCGCCGCAAGTATCGCATTTCACGCCCCACCACCCCCTTCCACGTTATAGGCGTATGGCCTGGGTCGCCTGATATGCTCACGTATAAGCGCCTTTGCCTGTTCCTCATATGCCATGGGGTCATTGCGCTGCAACATTTGCAGTTGATTTCGCGCTTCGTCGGGGAGCGTCGGTTCAATCTCCCGCATTTCCTTCGCCATTATCTCCCACATGAATTGCTCGTTTTCCGCCCTTCTCTGCGCTTCTTCGCCTGTCCTTGCCTCAATCAAGCCTTCCTTGTCGGGGATGATGCCCTTCTTAACCCGTTCAAGCCACTCGACAAAGGTTATGTGCTGCTGTGCCAGCAGATTATCAAGCGTCTGCTGCTGTGCGGCTTCGTCAAACGGGCTGGACGGGCTTACGTCTATGCGCAGTTTCAGGCGCATGTTTTTGAGCGTCTCCGTATCAAGCGTGATAACCTGTTTCACGCCGTCGCGGGTAATTTCTATCTGCCGCCCGTTGTACTGCGTGTATTTGGACATCCAGAAATCAAGCCATATTAAACCGACGTCCTCGATGTAACGGTAAAATCTCTGCTTGATATTGTTGAGCGGCACCGCTGCGTTTTTGCTGTTGACGATGATAGCCGATGTATTCGTCGGCGCAGCTTCGCCGAGTATGGATTCATTCGCACCCGCAGCTTCCTTTGTCAGCGTAATAAACATCGTAAAGAAGCTCTGTACCGCCGCCGACAATTGCGCTGGCTGCATGTACTGGGCAACTGCGCCCACGCCTCCGGCGGAAGCGGCATCGTTTACGGCTATAGCCTGCGTAATGTCGTTGCTTATCGACGTTATCCGCGATTTGTCATAAATCATCCGCGTAAACCCGTGCCGGTATATCCATAGGGCAATCATGGAAGCAAGCTTATCTATGATAACCTGGTTCTGAATGAGTGAGGTCATTTCCGCTTCGCCATGACAAGAACCATAGCGAATATCCCAATTCATCCATGCCACGGGGTAACGGTGTAGTCCCGTGTCCCACGTGTCGCGAATCACGACGTATTGTGTTGACCGCCTCGCCATGATGTGCCATTTTCCGTCTCTGTATTCACGCCACATCTTCAGCAGGACAATGCACTTGCCGCTTTCCTCGTCCTCGTTCAGTTCTATCTTCGCCCTGTCGCCAGCCTGATTTCCTGTTTCATTGTCGGGCGTGATGTTCTCTATCTCAGCCTCTATTTCATCTTCGGACATGCCCCTCTTTTCGGCTTCCATGCGGAATTCGTCCCGCACTTCCTTGACGTTCTTGCGGAAGGCTATAATGATGTAGGGTTGCACCGGCCCATACACATTGTTGATTTCAGGGGTGTTCACATCGCCCAGAAACACATTGACATTATCGACAAGATGCCCGTTTATGTCGCCCATGATTCCGTTTCCGGCGTCTATCGTCTCATCCCAAAACCAAAAGCTCACCATATCGCCGGATATTGCGGCATCCAATAGGCCGTTTGAATTCATCTCGTCAAACTTTGTGTTTTCAGCCACAGTCCGGGCGTAATCGGTCAATTGCGCCGCGATTTTCCTTTGAAGAAGCGACAATTCGTCGTTGGCATCATCAGACACACCTTGCGGGGTGAAGGTCATTGACACCCTATCGGACGTAACCATCGCAACCTTAAAGTCAACTATCCTTTTAGCGTACGGCAGTACCGCCGCAGGAAGTCCGTTAGTTCTGACGCCCTCCCAATGCCGCTTGGTGTAAAACCGCTCGTTCTTGTCAACTGTCTTGTATAGCTCAAGACTGTTTTTATGTCCAATTCCTATTTGATATTGCATCCAATCTTTTGTTCTGTCCAAGGTTCATCACCCCTTTTCTTCTTCCTCTATGTCGCCCGTGAAGCCGAGTATGTTTTTCAGCCCTTCTGCAAAAAGGTCGTCCGCCTTAATCTGCTTGCCGTGTTGTTTTGCCTCGTTTACCGCATCCTGCACGGCTATGACGGGGTTTTTAAGCGGCGGTGGCGTAATCCCTTTCGCCGCATTCATACCGAGCCTCAGACCAGTTCTGAAGCCTAAATACAAGCATAAAAAAAGCACTATGCCAAGTGCTGTAGAGATTATGGCTATTACCATAGATCGTTCCCTCCATGATTCAAATATTCTGAGGTTACTTCTCCCCCGAAGTAGCTTTCTTCTTCTTTGCCGTCATTGTAGTAGGCTTCGTCGATGTCGTTCTCCTGTGGTCGTATGGCAGGCTGGAAGTAAAGCCAGTTCAATGCCTGACTGCCTGCGTCAACATCATCGTCTTTTTGTACTTTCTTTTCGGGTCGGAAAGCTGCATATTGCTCGATTACCTCTGCTGCCCATGTGCAGGTTTCGTAAATGCCCGGAGCGACTTCGATTTTGTCAGGTATATACACGTTCCCGGCTTCCCACAATGGAAGCACGGCGTTAAGCCTTTCGGCCTTGCTTTTGGTCGCTTTTATCGCAATCAGGCCGCTTACCTTGTCGCGCAACAGCCGGATTACCGCCGGGCCGTTTGCTTTGTCCTCGATAAGCTTGCCGATTGCGTCCGGATGCTTGATATTCCACGCATTTATGTTGTTCATCGTCTTTACAATGTCCATTCTTGCGTTTTTGCGGTCTATGAGGTAATAATTTGCGCCTAATTTTGCCCAAACATGACCGGCAACCGGGTCTGTCCCGTCAGTATCCTTGAATGAACAGTCCCACGACTGCACTTTCACAGGCCAAAAGCCGGGTTTTTGCATCTCCAAGGTCAATGTGAAGCGCTTCCACCACTCCCTTTTCACCATGTTGCCTTCTTTGGAGGTCGGTCTTTGCTGATAAAGCGCGTTCCAAGCCCTCAAGCCGCCCTCCATAGGGTCTTTTTCATAGGATTCCTTCTTTTCCAGCAGCCAAGCAAGGTCTTTCCCGGCTTCGGGCAGTAACGCCTCTCCGGCTTTCCTGCCGATTTTAGGCTCATCTTCCTCGGCAATGGCGGGGAAACGGATCTCGAACCATTTGTCAGGTTCGGTTTGGAGCAGATATCCAATCAGATCATCCTCGTTCCAGCGGGTATGCACGATAACAAACTTGCATTTTGCCGAGGAACGGGTGCGGATCGTATTCAGCCATTCATCAATGACAAATTTCTGATACGTTGCGCTGTCTGCGTCCTGCCTGTTTTTGTACGGGTCGTCAACGAGGATAAGGTCGCCGGGGTTACCAGTAATAGCACCCCCAATACCACGGCTAATCATGCCGCCGTTGTACTTGTCGATTTCAAATTCTAAAGCTGATGATGAATACTTGGAAAGTTCAATGCCGAACAGTTCTTTACCAAATTCCTCGATCTTCTGCTTGTTGCGGCGACCGAACTTAACCGCCAAATCCTCGCCGTAAGCTATGCTGATAACGTGCTTTGACGGGTTTTTGCCCAAGAAATAGCTTGGCAAAGTTTCGGTCAAGCAAGTTGACTTTCCGTGCTGCGGTGGAATCGAAACAGTCACGCCCTCATATGGCTTGCCCTGTTCGTTCAAAAGCTCATTGTTTAGTAGTTTATCAACACAATCGCATATGTATTCCTGGAATTTTGCCAGTTTGAATGTCTTGTCGTAAGCATGGGTATACCGTACATAATCAGCATACCGTTTTGTTGCCTTTATTTTCAGTATTTCGTTGTCAAGCTTCGCAAGTTCTGCCAATAGCTTTAAACGGCGTTGTTCTTTTTGGCTCTTATTCACGGCAATCACCGCTTTTTCTGTTTGAAATATTCTATCTCGGACAGCCGTTTTTCGGCTTCTTTCCTGGTCAGGTTCGGCTTTGAAAGTGGTTTACCCTTCTCAGATACAACCTGATAGCCTTTTGAAGTTTTCTTAATCATAAAAACACTCCTTTTTTATTTACGCTCTCGCCCCACCCCTGCGAAACACATGAGCGTTTCCCCGTCTCGGCAGGAGGTAAACCGAGACAACCAAATATATTAATTACAGATATTCGCCTTATAATTTCTCAATCTCCCTGTAGGTCATCCCGCCAAGCCCAGGGCTTTCGCTCAGATTGTTAAAATGGGCCTTTTCATGTTGCGGATACATGAATTCAATCATGGCAAAGTTGGCAACATCACAAAGATATTCTGTGTTCCCTGTTTCCTCATAAAGAGCAAGCCTCTTTTTGAGGTTATCTATGGCGTTTACCAGCTTTTGACCGTAGTTCTCTTTAACGGGGCCGTACTTGTGATAAGAAACAATCATGCGGTTTTTGCGGAGTTCATCAAACTTTCCCGAATACTCGCTTGATAAAATACTGCTCATGTGTTCCTCCTATATCACGGTTTCAAAATACTTTTCTTTCCCGTACAGAATTATTGGGGTCTTGCCCCTGGATGCAGGCCTGAACATTTTCCTGAACGCGTACCCTCCATATTCCTGCCACGGTGCGGCTATAACCCAAAGCGTGTCACGTTGCGTAACGTAGTTGTTGTATGGGTCTATGCACAGTCTTGACGGTCTGCCAGCCAGCTTCTTGTGAACGTGACCCATTATCATAATGTCAATGCCTTCGACGGAATATAGGAAGTCCTCAATTTTGTTGACAGCACCGCCGGATTTAGCACCGCCACCGTTACCGTGAATACAGCAAAGCGTATATGTAGCCTTCTTACTGTTATTTGTCTTTCTTCCGAATGACACTTTCAAAAATGCTCCGTCCGGTTTATATAAATCGTCAAGCTCAAGTGCAATAGCTATGTCCTCCAACGGGTGATTGTCAACGTCTTTTGTACTGCGCCACTCATGGTTTCCGGGAACGATGCAGAGGATCCTGTCTTTTACGCACCGCAACTCATGGATAAGCCATTTCTTTTGTTCCTGCGGGTTCATCGTTTCTTCATAGACATTGCTGATACTTGATTTCGTCGCATTGTTCATTAAGTCGCCTTGAATAGTTATGAATCTGTTAGGCTTGTCCAGTATGTGCCGTATGAATTTATGAAATAATGGTATGTCTGTCTTTTTGTCGCCTATATGTAAGTCCGTTAATGGATAAATTTCTAACGTCTCAAAGTCGCTTGATAAATCACGTACTATAAGTTTCTCAGGCAAATTGTTCACCGCCTTGACTGTTTTCTTTTGATTTTTTGGCTCGTCCCTTCTTTATAAAGTCTCTTGACAGCTTGTAACCGTCCTTGTCGTGGGAGAGAATGCCGTATTCTTTCAGTTTGTTCACAATCTCAGCCGTTTTAGCCCTGCTCTTGCCGAATATGTCTATGAAGTCCTCAAACCGTAACGGCTTTTTCTTGCGTTTATACTTCAATAATCCGGTGTGCCATGAAGTTTTGCTGAGAAGCGGCCATAAGTAACCTAATATCTCATAATCAGGTTTTTTCTCGTTGATGAACTTATCTAACTCTCGTTCAACTACCATGTAATACGATGGCTTACCGCCGGTTCTACTTTTGCTTCTGTCTGCGTCAGGCGGTTTGCGTTCAAATTCATACCACAGTTTGCCGATCTCAATGTCGCCGACTTTAAGGATTAATTGAATCCCTTTATCGTTTTTGAAGCCCTTAACAATACGGCATGATATTACGTTGTAAGCATCGTCAAACAGTTTAGTAAGTTCATGCATCTTATACCCGCCTTTCGGTATAATGCCTTAGAAATAAGAAAAGCCGTAACAGGCTGCAAGGCTATCAGCTTTTCGGGAGCGACCCTATTTACGGCTTTAATTTATTAAATTTCTTAGTATGCATATGCGAACTAAAAAAATTGGCCTCAAACCCTTTTGTCCGTAGGCTTTGAAGTCATTTTGGCTTGCAGTTGCTTTATATATAGTAAATCTTTGTGGTGACGTTGAAGCGAAAATTTTTCCCTGAAATTTGCTGAGAATTTGCGAGGGGTAGTATACATACCCCCGCCCCAGGGGTCATTTTGGCC